GAGTTAGCTGATGCGAAAAACACCATTAGCGATCTGCGTCGGGATGTCGATTCTGGCGCTAAACGGCTGCGCGTCGCCGCAACCTGCCCAGCCGTGCGTAAAGCCACCACCGCCCCCAGCCTGGATGATGCAGCCAGCCCCCGACTTACTGATTCCGCTGAACGGGATTATTTCACACTCAGAGAGCGAATCGAAACCAGCGGCAAAATGATTGCTGGGTTGCAGGAATACATCAGCACTCAGTGCCTGAGAGGAAATTGATGATCACATTATCAGGCATCTACCAGCGCCCATCTGGCGAAATTGTTCCTGGAGCAACAATCACATTCACGCAGCTTGGCAATAGTGCTAATTCATTCAATCAACTTAGCGCCGAAATGCTAACAGGCGATGATGGTAGTTACTCTCTGTCGCTTTTTGACGGGATGTATAATGTTGATGCGCAGTATCAGAACAAGGCGAGATTGTACCTTGGCAACATAACAATCACTGCCAATTCGAAAGATGGAACTCTGAACGATTACCTGACTATTTCATGTAGCGCCCCTAATAACGCCATTCTTGACGCGATGCAGCAAATCTACTTTGCAACCGAGGCGCTGGCTGGCAACCCCGCAACGACCGTCACACATCAGACCGACATTCCCGCGAATGCCTCGGGATTTTACCTGGTGCTGGAAGATGAACAAAAGAATGCCACAACGCTGTATCTGTACGTAGGCGGGCGGCGTTACTGGATGGCTATGGTGGATGACACATGAGCAACCGATTTCCTGCCGAAGCAACGACAGCCGCAACCGTTGCGACTGATTTTAGTGGCGTAACAACAGCGGGTGCGAGCGTTGAAATACTCGCCTATGACGAGTCAGGTGTGCTGACGTGCATTCAAAATATGAGCGACAGCGATGTGCTGTATCTCAGCCTCACCGGGGAAGCGGGTAATCAGCCGGGCAGTTTCCGTTTGCTGACGAATGGTTATCTCGAATTGCCGGGTATCAATGCCGTCAGCGTATATGCAGACAGCCCTGTGCCTTATACGGCGGTGAGGTTCCACTATGCCGATGTATAACCCAACGCCGAAAAAATTATCACGTCTTTTCCCGGCGGTGTTAATCGCGCCGCTGCCGGTTATGGATAACCCGCCGATCACCACGTTAGCTCGCGGTGTGGGTCTGTCATCTGCGAGTATCGTCTCCGGTGGTGACGGATACGCTGTCGGGGATAACCTGACACCGGTTGGTGGTGAGTCTGATTTCACCGGGCGCCTTCGCGTGACGGCGGTCGATGATGACGGAGTGATTACCGCTGCTGCCGTGCAGACCGCTGGTGTTTACTCAGTGCAGCCAGGTAATCCGGTTGAAGTGACAGGGGGTGATGGTACAGGGGCACAATTCAATCTCGGCTGGAATGCCAGCACGGCTTCATCGATTTATAACCCGAAGCTGTTCAGCCGTACAGATGCGGATGCATTCGAATTCCTTGGTTACTCCCCGAAGGACATAACGTCAGGCTATCGCGGTAACGGAGTGCAGAACGGCACGCAGGCCATCATCGAGTTTTATTCCGATGCCGATTACCTCGAATACCGTTTCTCAGGCGGGAATTATCAGGGTGATGTCTACGTCAACGGTCAGAGAATTGCGGCTAAGGCCGTAAAAACGGACACATCAGGTGCGTCCTACGTCTATGTCATCGACTGGAACGGCTCATCGGAGATTCGACATTATCGGCTGTGCGGCATCAATACCGGATTCGGGGGCGTGAACGCTGCCCAGCCGTTCAGCATCTGGAAACCCACGGGAATGCGAAAACTGCTGGCATGGCAGGAGGGCGATTCATACACGGTAGGAATCGGCGCGACGCAAGGTTCATTCAACGTGTTCCGTGTGATGTGCGATTGTCTCGGTATTGAAGGGATAGCCGACGGCATCAGTGGTGCTGGCTGGACGTCGATTCAGGATGGCCGTGTGCCGCCTCAGCGTATTGAATTGAAGCTGGGCAGCATAACGCGAGCACCTGATTTGGTGTTTTTCTCGATGGGCTACAACGACGCCGCAGTGGGGCGAACTGAGCAACTGAAAGAAAACATTCGACTGTCGTACAAACGTGTGCGGGAGTTGTGCCCGGCGGCAATCGTCATCAACATTGGCCCGGCCACGCCGCTTGGTCGCGTCGGCATCATCACGACAATCAGACAGGCTGAAATTGAAGTCTGTGAAGAGCTGAACATCCCGTTCATTGACGTAGACAACTGGGTCAGTGCTGCAAATAAATCGATGTACACAGGCGGCGACGGTGTTCATCCGACTGACGCGGGCCACGCTTACCTGGGCGTGCGAATCGCTCAGGCCGTTTCTGAAATTATCTAAGGGATCACCATGAAAGTATTTATCGACGCACCAACGTCCGGACGCACTGCCGAAGTTGAAGAGCAAATCAAAACTGTGACCGCAAAGCTTGAAGAAGAGGGACATGTGGTTGTGAGTCTGGCGCTTATTCCTGTCGGTTTTGACGATGACAGCTACCCGGAAATTGCCTTCACGCTGTTGCGCCACTGCGACGCCATCTACGTGTGTGATGAATTGCGGTGGGAACGAACGGATGCTTTCGTTGATTATCTGCTCACCTACAATCCCGACGGGGTTGTGCTCTGATTCAGAGTGTAGCCCGGCATTACAGAAGCTCTTCTTTGGGGGGCTTCGATAATGTCACAACAGCCAGGATATTGGTTATGGAAATTATTAAGCACTACGAAGTTCAGTTATCCGTCGATGGGTTAGGTGTTTCGAATAAATACATTACATGGCGTGAGCCTGTCTTAAACAATGGTGATGGTTTTGTTGAGCTTTCTTTAGAGGATGGCGTGCAGATGTTCGATCGCTCCCGTGTTTCTCAGATAACGATAAAGCCAATCACAGAATAACCGGAGTTAACCATGGCATCGAAAAAGCTCACGGCAGAGCAGCAGCAACTTTTCGATGCGCTGACTCCGCTTCAACAAAAATTCTCTCTCGCTATCGTCAAAGGCAAGAATCAGACCGACGCATACAAGGCCGCCAAAGGTAAAGCAAAAGGCGATGCTATGCGTGCAGCTGCGTCGCGGATGTATGCAAATGTTAACGTCGTGGCGTTCCTCAAGTCGGTGCAGGGTGAGGTCGTCGACGAGGCGATCATGGGACGCGAAGAAGCTCTGAGACGGCTGACTTCGCTTGGGCGAACGTCGCTCTACGACCTGGCAGAATTCCGCAATGGGGTTATCGGTGAGGATGAAGAAGGCAATCCAATAGTGCAGGCATCATGGAGCTTCAAGGATTCCGCACTCATCACCCCTGAAGCGCTGACCGCAATCGCCGAGCTCACCGCCGGGCCGCAGGGTTTGAAAATAAAAATGCATGACCCGAAAGCAGCCATTAAGCAGCTCGCTGAGTTGCAGGGGTGGGACGCACCGAAGAAAACAGAAATGTCCGGTCCAAACGGCGGCCCAATAGAATACACAGACATCTCAACTGAAGAATTAGCAGATCGCCTTAAGGAGCTTGGTCATGGCCGTCACCGATCACAGCTCGATGAGAAACAGGCAGACTCTTGAGGCATTCAAGCGAAGGGCGATAGCAGAAGCCAGAGAATCCCTGATGGGTTTCACTCTATACACCAACCCTCTGTATGAGACAGGCTGGTTTAACGAGTTGCTATCAGCTGAGCTTGACCAGTTCCTGGCTGATGTCGAAGCCGGGAAGATGCCCCGCCTTATGATATTCGCACCACCACGCTCTGGAAAAAGCGAAAAGGCTTCTCGGCGATTCCCTGCATATGTACTCGGCAAACACCCTAACTGGAATGTGATCGCATGCTCGTACTCCTCTGACCTGGCAAACCGTATGTCGCGTGACACTCAGCGCATCGTTGGTTCAAAGAAATATTCGGATGTATTCCCTGATACCGCACTGCCATCAGGCAGAACCAGCGCTGGCGGTGCTATACGCACTGCTGAACTATGGGAAGTGGTCGATGGTCGCAGTGCTATTCATGGCGGTTCTTACCGTGCCGCAGGTGTTAACGGTGGCATCACCGGGCAGGGGATGAATATCGGCATCATTGATGACCCCGCAAAAGATTACAAGACAGCATCGTCGCCAACATACCAGGAGGCGGTGATTGACTGGTACGACACTACATTCTTCACGCGCGCCGATCCGAAGATAAACGGCATCATCATTATCCTTACTCGCTGGCATCAGAATGACCTGGCTGGACAGTTGCTGAAAAAGGCGGAAGAAGGTGGTGAACAGTGGCGCGTGGTCAGTTTTCCAATGGAGGCTGAGAAAGAAGAGGTGCATGAGCTTAATGGCAAGACCTATCTGTTGCGCAAGCCCGGTGAAATCCTGTTTCCTGAGCGGATGCCGCAGGAGTTCGTCGACAAAGCCAAGCAGCGCGGGTCACTCGTCTGGAATGCCCTGTACCAACAGCGACCAACTGCGAAAGGCGGCGGCCTGATTAAATCTGAGTGGTTCGGTGAATACCGGGAGCTTCCCGTGATGAAGTGGCGAGCTGTCTACGGTGATACCGCCCAAAAAACAAAAGAGGTTAACGACTTCTCTGTGTTCGAGCATTGGGGATTGGGCGCTGATGGCTACATGTACCTGATCGACATGATTCGCGGTAAGTGGGAAGCAGATGAACTTAAGCGTCGCGCCATTGCATTCTGGCGATCCTGCAAGCAACTCAAAAACGGGCCGCTCCGGCACATGGCTATCGAAGATAAAGCCTCTGGCACCGGACTGATCCAGAGCATCCGCAAAGATGCGCTATGCCCGGTAAGGGCCATTCAGCGCGACAAGGACAAATACACCCGCCTGATGGACACACAGGGATTCATTGAATCCGGGTACATCAAGCTTCCAGCAGATAAGCCATTCATTAATGATTTCCTCGTCGAGATGGAAGCCATTAATCCAGAGTTCAACACGCACGACGATCAGCTTGATCCCATGATGGATGCCATCACCGAAATGAAAGCGAAGGCCGGCGTTCTGTTTACTATTCCTGACGAGATACTTCAATGACCAGACGTAAAGCTGCTCAGCCTGTACGCCGGGAGGTGGCGAAGATTACGCAATCGCACATCGACAATGCGACCGTTGCAAATGATGAAAGACCACGCTCTGAATTTAAGCCCTACAAACCGTTACCAGGTGTCATTCCTGAAGATAAAAAAGAAGCTGCACTGGCGATGGATTCCACACCGTACGATGCGATTAACACAATGTCGATCGGTGGTGAATACTCCGGCTTTCGTGGCTATCCCATTCTTGCCGCAATGTCCCAGCAGGTTGAGTATGCGAACATGCATACGATCATGGCTGATGAGATGACCCGCAACTGGATCGAGGTTAAAAGCACCAAGGAGGGCGATCCTGATATCAAATTGATGGACCAGGCGCTGACCAAATACGACGTCAAACGGCTTATCCATGAGGCTGTCAGGCAGGATTCAGAGTACGGCGTGGCCCACATCTTTATTGATGTTGGCGCAGATGACATTGAGAACACCAAGCCGCTTTTCCTCGACCCGCGCAAAATAACCAAAGGATCGCTTAAAGGCTTCCGGTGCGTTGATCCAAACTGGGTTTATCCGGCAATGTACAACACCAACAAGCCGCTTCGAGCCGACTTCTACAAGCCTCAGGCATGGTTTGTAATGGGTGACACGGTGCATGAGTCCCGCTTCATTGACATCGTGTCCCGACCTGTCCCGGACATCCTCAAGCCGTCATATAACTTCGGCGGCCTGTCGCTTACGCAGTTGATGGAGGATTACGTTGTTGACTGGCGTGATGCCAAGAAGAACGTAATAAAGATCCTGCGCACGCTGCGTATGCGGGCGCTTAAAACTGACATGGATGCGCGCCTTCAGGAACCCGGGCAGTTCGATAAGCGCATTAAGCTGTTTACCCAGTACCAGGATAACTTTGGTATTTGGGCCATCGATAACGAAGAGGACCTGCTTCATCAGCAGACGTCTCTCAGCGAACTGTCGAACATTCTTTCGAATTATCAGGAACAGCTCTGCATCCCGTCACGCACAACAAACCTCAAGATGTTTGGTAACGCACCCGCCGGACTCAATGCAAGCGGTGATGCGGAGATTGAGACGTGGCACGAAACGATATCCGGCTCTCAGGAACTGGACTATCGACGTGCCATTGAGAACATCTTCAAAGTGATTCAGCTCTCGGAGTTTGGCGAGATTAAACCCGATCTCTTCTTTGAATTCCGTCCGTTAGATGAGGTGAGCGACGCTGGTCGTGCGGCAACGAATAAGACCCGCGTGGAAACCATCACGACAGCTGCTGACAGTATGCTCATCAGCACAGAAGAAGCCCGAGATGCCCTGAAGGCCATCGAAGGCGCTGGTTTTGAAGGTTTGGATGGTGACTATGAGCCAGAAGAAGACGAAGAAGAGCAGGACTCTGTCACCGGTTAAGTACAACGCCGGTGACAAACTCTGGTATCAGCACCAGATGAAGATGCTTATTCGTGAGATGTGCCGTGACGTGAAAGGCAAGGTTCTGGTCACGCTGGAAGCAAGTCCAATGGCAATGGATGCCAACCCGGTGCAGGCGCTACGTGGGCTTATGGTGTCGCTTTCCCTGAAATGGGTTAAGCGATTCAAAGATATGTCCACCCCCACCGCCGAAGAGTTCACCGACAAAACTCAATCATCTGTCGATCGCTCGCTTGAGGCGTCAGTCCGAAAGCAGGATATGACCATCAACATGCAGTGGACGCCCGCCATGACTGAGCGGCGCGAGGCGATTATTGCTGAAAACGTGTCGCTGATTCGGTCGATACCGGATAAATACTTCTCGCAGATTGAGTCCTCTGTATTCCGATCCATTGCAAAAGGTGGTGACCGCAAGCAGCTGGCCGATGAAATCGAACAGCAGTTCGGCAAGCAATTTGGCATCACGCGCAGGCGCGCAGAATTGATTTCTCGTGACCAGACTCGCAAGGCAACCAGCGCACTTTCATCAGCCAGGCAACAGGCCGCCGGCATAACAGAAGGCGAGTGGGTGCATAGCGGAGGCGGCAACAAGCCACGGCACAACCATGTGAAGGCAGGCAGGGAGCGAAGAGTTTTTCGGCTCGATAAAGGATGCCTCATTGATGGTGAATACATCATGCCGGGTGAGCTAATAAATTGTGGTTGCACGTGGAAGCCCCGGATCCCGTTTTAATTGATAAAAACACCAACAGGTCGCAATCGCGGCCTTTTATATTGCTTCGAAAGCAGGAAACCATATGAAAGATGTGAGGTTCGCATTCGACAGGGGGAGCGTCAGGCGCTATGACGTTGACGGCATGATGCACGTCGAACTGACCCCCATCAGCAAGGCGAATGTCTGCGTTTACTACGGGCGAGAAATTCCTGAATGGGAATCGCTTGAGCTTGACCCGGACAAGGCTTATCGCCTGTTGCGCGACCCGGTAGAGCTTGAAAAAGCTATCGCCACTTTCAACAAAAAGCCGCTGCTCAATACCCACGTTGCTGTATCCATCATCGACCCACCGAAAGAGTCAATCATCGGTGCCACTGGCGAAAGCGCAGTATTCGAAGACGGTTATCTGAAAAACTCGCTGGTTATCTGGGATGTGAATTCCATCATCGGCGTGGAGAACAAGCAGCAGCGCGAAATTTCATCTTCTTACCGCTACCGGCTCGATATGACGCCAGGTGAGTTTGAGGGAGAACCATACGATGGCGTTATGCGTGACATCGTTTGTAACCATGTGGCTATCGTGCCAAGTGGCCGGGCTGGCCCGGATGTATTTGTTTATGACTCACAACCGACAGGACTCAAACTGATGTCAAAAATCAAAAAACTGATGTCATTCATCACGCCATTACTGGCAAACGATGAGAAGGCAGAAGAAGTAGAGAAAAAGGTCGAAGAACTCATCAAAGATGAGGACGAGAAAGACCCGAAAGCCGCCAAGGATGAATTGACGGAGGAAGAGAAGAAAAAGCTCGCCGAAGATGAGGCAGCACAGGAAGAGAAAGACAGACTGGCTAAGGATGAGGCAGAGAAAGAAGAGAAAGCTGAAAAAGAGAAAATGGCAAACGACAGCAAGTTAGCCATGGACTCAGCAATCAAAGGCGTCGAGCAGCGCTTCGCTGCACTTCGCCAGGCCGAACGTGACGTGCATCCGGTGGTCGGAGAGCTCGCTTGTGATAGCGCGGACGAAGTTTATCGCACTGCGCTCAAGCAAATGGGCTATGCCGACCATGCAACGCTTCCATCGGCGGCGCTTCAATCTGTGTTCAAGGCTTACTCACGACCGGCAATGGCGAACGACTCCAGTTCGATCCTCCCGTCTTCTCGTGAGACCGTTAAAAACTTCTTCGAGGGCAAATAACAATGTCTTTCCAAAAGAGCGTTTCAGTTTATTCCGGCGTTGGTCAGGCGGGTCAGCCCGCTTCCAATAGCCCGATTATTGCAGCGGCAGGTGGCCCAGGTGCGTTTCAGGCCGGTGCGAATGGCCTGATCATGGCTCGTTTCGCATGGCGTGACGCGACCAACCCTAAGCTGCTGAACAACTCAGGCACTGGCAAGCCAGTTGGTTTCGTGATGAACAATGCGAATGCCACGATCGGCTATCTGGAAGGTTCCAGCATGACAATCCCCGCAGGCCGGGAAGCGTCGCCTGTGGTTGGCGGTGATTTCTGGGCTGTGCCATATACCGGCGCAACACCAGGGCAAAAAGTGTTCGCTGATTTAACAAACGGCACCATTGCGACAGGGGCTGCTGGCTCGACAATCGACGGCATGATTGAGACTGACTGGACTGTGACAACCGCCAGCGCAGGAAATGCCGCACTAATCGTTATTTCTTCATGGAGCAAAGCATAATGCCTCAACTGACTCAGGCTGATTTCGCGGCCTTTAAAGCGGAAGCCGAATCGCGAGGTATCTACCTGCCGTCTTCGGTCACTAAATTTGCAATGGATGCGGATCCACAGTCAGGCATGCTTCCAAATGGCGGCATCCCGGCAATTGTGTCCACATTCATCGATCCGACCATTGTGCGCACCATCTTCGCAAAACAGAAAGCGGTAGATATTCTGGGCGAGCAGAAGAAAGGTTCATGGGCGCAAGACACCATGATGATTCAGCGCATCGAGCAGACCGGTGATGTTGTAGGTTATGACGACTACAGCGAGCAAGGGGCTAACCAGGTTACCTCGCATTGGGAAAATCGTCAGGTCTATCGCTACCAGACGATGGTCACCTATGGCGAACTGGAGCAGGAACGTTACGGCCTGGCGATGCTGCCATACGTAGCAGAGAAACAACGCGCCGCCGCGTGGACGCTTAATCAGGCGCAGAACAAGTTTTACTTCTACGGCGTAGATGGCCTGATGAACTACGGCATGTTGAATGACCCTGATTTACCTGCGCCGATCACCCCTGCAACAGTGGGAAGCGCTACTGTATGGAAAGATAAGCAGGTTATCGATATCTACAACGATATTCTTGCCCTTTACGAAGACCTGGTTACCCGCACTAATGGCGCTGTGGGAGATGGCGTTGATATGGCATCGCCACTCGTTATCGTCATGTCTCCTCAATCTTCCGTGTGGTTCAAAAAGGCCAACGAAGTCTTCGGTAACACCGTAGAGAAAATGGTCAAAGACACCTTCACCAATATCCGTATCGAGGTAGCTGCGCAGTACAGCACTGACGCCGGTGAATTGGTGCAGATGTTCGTTGAAACTGCCCAGGGTCAGAATGCTGGATTCTGCGCATACAGCGAGAAACTTCGCGCTCACCCGGTAATCACCATGACCTCAAGCTGGAAGCAGAAGCACTCCGGCACCACTTACGGAGCGGTGATTACTCAGCCGTTTTTATTCGCACAGATGCTGGGAGTTTAACCAATGGCTAAATCTTCAACCTACGTTATCGGCTGTAAGCTGCCAAATGGCCTGTCATTCCGTCACGGTGACATGAAAATCACCCTGGCGGGAGCCAACGATTCTGCCCTGATTAACGGCTTCGGTATCACTCGTGACGTTCCTGCTGAAGCATGGGAAGCATTCGAGAAGATTCACAAGGATTCGAAATTCATCAAAAACGGCATCGTGTTTGCTGTAACAGATGAAAAATCGGCCTCTGACGCCACGCTTGAGCGTTCAAAGCAGAAAACAGGACTTGAGCAAGCCGACCCTAAAAGTGCTGGCGTGGAGCCTGACAAAGAGGAGTAAGGCATGGCAATCGTAACGCTGGATATTCCAAAGTTTCGAGCCATGTTTCCTGAATTCTCAAATGTCACTGACGAGCAACTCCCCTTCCTGTTTGACCAGGCTACCGATTACCTGAACAACACCAATTACTCACTTGTATGCAATGCCGTTAAGCGTGAGCGTTTGCTCTACCTGCTTATGGCGCATTTGGCATATATGCGATTCGGTGATGCGAATGGTAACGGTGGTTCTGGCATGGTGGGGCGCATCTCGTCAGCCTCTGAGGGTAGCGTGTCTGTGTCATCCGATCTCGGTCCTGTCGAGTTTCGTTACGCATGGTACACGCAAAGCCCTTACGGCATGGATTACTGGCAGGCGACGAAAGTTTATCGCATGGCGAACTACTATCCGGGCAACGCAAATGGCTGATGCAATTCAGGACTATCTGGACAAAATCGGCGCTGACCTTGAATCGAAGCAGGTCAAGGTCGGCTTTATTGGTGGCGTTGTGCATGAGAATAGCGATGAAACCGTTGCTCAGATTGCTGCCTGGAATGAGTATGGGCAACCGGAGAATAACCAACCGCCCAGACCATTCTTTGGCAACGCTATTGCGGAGCATGAGAAAGAATGGGGTGAAACGCTAATTCGCATGGTCAGCAAGGGTATTCCTGTTGAGCAGGCTCTTGATGTGGTTGGAGCGCAAATTCAGGGTGATGTTCAGGAGTCGATTTCACAGCTCATGGATCCGCCATTATCACCGGCGACATTGCATATCCGGCGAACAAGAAAGAAAAGGCGCACCGAATCTATCAAGCCGCTGGTTGATAGTGGAGAGATGTATGATGGCGTCAAATACGAGGTGACCGACATTGAATCTTCGGAAAGCGGCGAATAGCGCAACCAAAAGCATTAACCCCAACATCTCAGCAATTCTTCGCAAATATGCCGGTGAAACCATCGGACCAGGCAGAACCCCGCAGCCATCTTACTTTCCTGACCAGCCGGTAACCATTCAGTTGCAGCCGCTCAGCAAAGGCGATCTAAAGCATGTTGATGGCATGAACATCCAGGGGCTTGTGAAGTCCATCCACGTTAACGGGAATTACTTCAGCGTTCAGCGTGAAATGGAGCAGGGCGGCGATATCTTCGTGATTAACGGTGAGACATGGCTTGTTGTTGAGCCAATCGAGTTGTGGGATTCATGGTGTCGTCTGCTTGTTAATCTTCAGGTGAGCACATGAACGATTTCACCGTAAACGACATTATCGACGTGCTGGCTGATTATGTTGAGCCTATCTCCGGCGTTTGTCGGCAGGCTCAGGCTAACCGCGTGGCGATGCCTAAAGAGCAGTTTTGCATACTTACGCCACTCCGCTTTACCCGAATGTCCAGAACGAAGGAAGCAAAGCTCGATACTGGCTCTCCGGAAACAAGCGCTATGGCTTATTCAGAGGTCAGACAGGCTGATATTCAGGTTGATATTTATGGCGATGGGGCGGGTGACAGGGCTATCGCACTTGAAACAACGTTCACAAGTGACCACGCCTACGACCAGATTAAAGCCAGAGACGCACGACTAGCCCCTCTTTACTCAACCGCTGCTATTCAGGCTCCCATGATTAATGCGGAAAGTCAGTGGCAAGAGCGCTACACAATCACATTATCCCTGCAAGCGCACATCACAGTGACGTTACCGCAGGACTATTTCGACCATGCCGAAATTAACACTAAACAGGTGGACGACCGCCCATGAGCACAATTCCTTTATCTGTAGATTTTTCTATCACGCCCAATGTCGTTACGCCTGCGGGTTCCGCAATTGACGCAAACGGCCTGATGCTGACCGACAACGAGCTTGTGCCGGTTGGCACTGTGGCAAGTTATTACCAGGCGTCTGATGTTTCTGCCCTGATGGGTAGCGATTCAAAAGAATTCCTCGCCGCCCAGCAGTATTTCAACGGCTATGAAAATTCATCCGTTATTCCTGGTGAATTGCTGATGTATCGCCTGGTTACCTCCCCTGTTGCCGGGTATTTGCTGTCCGGTAATCTGAAAGGTGTCACGCTGGCAACGCTGAAATCCACGCCAGCAAGCACCATTACGCTTACCGTAGATGGCACGGTGGTAGTTAGTGAATCTATTGACCTGTCGACCGCTACAAGTTTCTCTGATATTGCCTCGCTGGTAACAACCGGCATTGGCAATACAGATGTGTTGGTTGAGTGGCTGCCAATTGCGAATCGGTTCATTGTCCGTTCGTTGACAACCGGTGCTGCCAGCATGGTTTCTGTTGCTGACCCGGAATCCGGAGAAGTTGCAACAGCGCTGAAGCTAACCACTGCTACAGCGGCAACAACTTCAGCCGGTTCGGATGCAGTAACCATGGTTGATACGATGAATAACATCATCAACACCAACCAGGACTGGATATTGTTCCAGTCATTGACCGAACTTACCGACGCGCAAAAAACTGAGCTGTGCTCATGGGCCAGTTCCAGCGTTAACCGATATGGCTATGTGGTTCACGATACATCTGATGCCCCAACCGTTGCGAATAATGCGACATGCTTTGTACAGCAGGTAGTTGCCGCCAACGGCTATGAGAACGTCTTCCCGGTATATGGTTCATATCTATACGCAACTACGGCGCTGGCCTATGCAGCATCGATCGACTTTGCTCGCACTAATGGTCGCGTATCGTTCAAGTTCAGGGGCTTCTCAGGGCTTGCACCGAATGTAAGCGATCTGGCTACAGCGAAAGCGCTCAAATCGAACGGCTACAACTTCTACGGCTCGTACAGCCTGAACAAGACTATGGCCCAGTACGCTTCTGACGGCGCTATCACTGGTAAGTTTGTCTGGCTGGACAGTTTTATCAATCAGGTCTGGATTAACGCTAATCTGGTGGGTGCTTACGCGAATCTGTTCACAAACAACCAGTCTTACGCATTCAACGACGCAGGGTATGGTTCAGTGCAGGCGGCGACTATCGACCCGGCAGAAGCGGCGGTGACGTTCGGTGCAATTCAGAAAGGTGTCGTGCTGGATAACGCGCAAATCCGCATCGTGAATAACTCCGTAGGCAAGGATATTTCAGCAACCCTCTACTCGCAGGGCTACTACCTGTTTATTCCAACGCAGACGGGTTCTGCACGGCTTGCGCGTGACCTCCAGGGCGCAATCTTTTATTACGTTGATGGTCAATTAATTCAGTCCATCACTATGTCTTCAACCGCGATTCTGTAAGGGCGACAACATGCCGATAGATATTACAAGTGCCAATTCCAAGCTGCGCATCGTCGTACCTTCATATTACCCTGGTGGCTTTGATGTTGACGATTACGCAGCCGATAACATGTTTGAAACTGGCGCACTCCAGAACAAGGAAGACCAGATGTCAGCGGATGGGAAATACCACGCCGGTTTCATCTTCAATCCTGTTGAGTTCACTATCAACCTCATGCCGACATCGAACGCCGGTGACCTGATTGATGACTGGTACGCAGCAGAGCGAACGGCGATTTCTGCGTTTGCCTGTAATGCCGTCCTAACGGTTCCATCGCTGGGTAAAAAGTGGAACTTCGTGAATGGCGTGCTGTACACCTGGACCCCAACACCTCCGGGTCGTCGAGTTCTCCAGCCTCGCCCAGCAGTCTTCCACTTTGAATCCATTACGCCGAGCAAAATCTAATGAGCAGAAAAGAAATCACGTTCACGGTTGAAGATGATAACCGAGACAAAGGGAAAGAGTTTGTTATCACTGAAATGTCGGCATGGGATGCAGACGAACTGGCGCAGGATATCTTCCGGGCTATGGGTGAGTCTAACTATTCAGAAATCCCGGCAGACGTGATCGCAATGGGATGCGCAGGGCTGGCAACGGTCGGTCTGAGCGTGCTTTCTGCCTCTTCTGCGGTGGTTGCACGCACCATGCGTGATCGCCTTTTAGCAACCGTGCAGATTGTCATCACTAATGACGGCTCGCAGCAGGCACGAGGCGTTAAATCCATCGACTTCGAAGAGGTGTCTACCCTGCGCGTACTGATGGATAAAGTCTTCCAGGTGAATTTTGATTTTTTAGTCATCGCCGAAGGGTAAAGTACCCGTTTCTCGAAGAGGAATCCCTTCCGGCAAAACTTGTATCCCCCGCCAATGTGTCACCATCCATCAACGCGATTATCTGCTCAGGAAAGGCAAGCTACACCGACTTGCAGGATAAGTTGTCGGTGAAGGATATGTACAACCTGTTAGAGGTGGTTTCCGTTGAAAACTTTAATCAGCGCGTATGGCATAAGTTCCAGGAGCAAAGATGATTATCAATGAACTGGCCTACAAGGTAACCATTCGGGCTGATGAATTCCTTAATGGGAAAAAGAAAGTTGAAAGCGGCGTCAAAGAGCTTAGCGATACCGCAACTAAGGGGCTTGATGAGGTAGGGGAAGCATCGAAAAAGACTGGTAATGAAATCGTCAAAACTGGCGACAAAGTCCAGCAGTCAAACAAAAAAACAAAGAAATCGCTCAAAGATGCTGAATTCGGCATGAAGGATTTCGGCAAAGCGGCTGTGTCATCATTTCGTGGCGTGACAACTGCGGCTGCCGGATTTCTTGGGATTGGTGTCGGATTGTATGGCGTAAAGCAGCTTTTTACCTCGACCGCTAACGAGATTGTTCGCGCCAGCCAGCAGGCGAAGTTTTTCGGCTCTGACGTAAATAAAATGTTCGGCGTGCAGCGCGGTTTCAAACAAGCCGGGTTGAATGGTGATGCGTTCATTGCTGCGTCTGGTGGTGCAAGGATGGCGCTTGCCAATATTGCAGATCCGACTGTTTTTGGCGGTCTCACCGGTGCGGCACAGAACCTGTTAACTTTGGGTGCTCGCACTGGTCTAAATGTCAATCAGCTTGGCGACCCGAACAAGGCGCTGTCCGAATTCTCCCGATACGGTAAAAATCACTCTCAGGAAAACCTGATGCAGGTGATGTCTGCTGCGGGGTTCGATCCGACTGATGCAGCGAAGATTAAATCCGGTGAGCTGAAAAGCCTGGTTGATTCTGAAACCAAGAAGTCGAATATTACCGCCAAGCAGGTTAAAGAGCAGGAAGCGCTGGTTGCGACGCTTGGTCAGCTTGATTCTGAGTTCGCTCGCATTAAGACGGACCTCGCCATAGCGTTCGCGCCTGAAGTGCTGTCTGCCATGAAAGAGTTTGGCAACTGGATACGTGACCATCATGGAGACATCGTTGGCTTCTTCAAGGATGCGGGGGATTCGGTAAAAAAACTAACTGACTCTGTAGGTGGGGCGACCGCGCTTTTATTGCTCCTTGCTGCAGGATTGAGAGCAAACCCATTAGTGATTGGTGCAGTCGCCGCCGCTTCAGCTTCGCATGGCATTGATCAGGCCAGAGCAGGAGCAGAAAAACAGAATATTGGCCTGGGAGATTATTACTACAACAGAGTCCATGAAGATAAAAAGCCATTTCTGACATGGGATGACATCAAGTCACTTTTTGGAGGTAGCGCTAATCAGTCTACAGGGAGTGTGTCATCGGCAGGCAGCATGGATGATCTGCTCCATGGTGTAATGATGACGGAGTCTAGTGGCAACCCTCTAGCATACAACGTTAAATCTGGTGCCGCTGGTGCGTACCAGCTTATGCCTAATACAGCCCGCGAACTCGGTCTTAACGTCAGCGCGGGCCAGGATGAGCGCCTTGACCCAGAGAAATCTAGAGCCGCAGCATCCTCGTACCTGAGTAAGCTACTCAAGCGATACAACGGAAACGTTGATAATGCTCTCCGTGCTTATAATTGGGGAATGGGAAATGTTGATAAATGGATTGCCAATGGTAGCGATCCATCAGCACTGCCAAAGGAGACCCGCGATTACACTGGCAAAGTTCATGGAAACATGGGCAGCGCGCGGAACTATTACGCAACCCAAGGGCGGCTGGCCGATAAAAGGCCATATCAATTGGCTTCTAGTGGGGGCAATCCTCAACAGCAAAGCAGCACCTATATTGACAAGGTGATCGTTACAAGCAGTCCGCAGTCAGTGGATGCGCTCACCAAGAGCGTAGAACAGCAACAAAGGAGGTCAGGAACCAATGCGGCATTTTCTAGTTCGGTGCGGTAATTTGAACTCCCGCTTTAGGGAAGTTATCAGTCATTGGTTTTGCGATTCCGATCATGCTTTCGAACCCTCCTGACCCACAAATCATAATGTTAACGCTAACCTTATCACCAGATTTATATATTAGGTCAGCCCAAGAGCGGGAGGCGTTATCAAGGTCTTTAAAATTGACATCAATTTTAGTTGGATGCTCCTTGAACCGCATTGCTTCCACATGGCGCTCATCTTTGTCTAATATGATGTTGCTGATCGTCATGTCTTGAATCTTTGTATCGCAGCTACCCCCATTTATATTATACGAGATAACTGCAACATACCCTTTTGCTTTGTTGGAGATAAGAACCGTATTGTCGTATTTATCTGATTTATTGATTATTTTATCTATTGATGATGCTTTATCATCTGGTGCTGGTGCTGGTGCTGGTGCTGGTGCTGGTGCTGGTGCTGGTGCTGAATGCTGAGCGTTATAGTAGGCTAATGCTTTTTTGTAAACAGTATTAATAACCAGTGTTTTATATTTGTCTATTTCAAAAACAATGCCTGATAAACTTCTCAGGCTTGCAGTTCGCCACTGGTCAATCTCTTTTGGTGATTTTGCAGTTGATGCCGACTCGAACCCTTTGATGCAATAGTACTCAACTGTGCTGCGTATATCCACGGGCGATTGGCCGACTTCAGCCAGTGCATCACCCTGCTTTTCTACAAGGGTATCTCCAAAACTAGTGCATTCGTCCCTTGCTGATATCAAGTCTTTATATTCATCTGAATATGCGATCCCAGCATGAGTTAAGGACAGGCATGCAACTATTGTTGCGATTGAAACGCGCTTCATACAAACATCCTTATGTGATTTTTGCTTATTTTAGCCGGGAGTGGGTGCAAAAACACGCAACATTAGAACGTGCTTTTAGTTTTTCAAGGGAAGCAGTTGCAGCAGGGATTTGGCTTCTTTGATTGCTGGATCGAAGTCGCCAATCTCCGTCCTCCGTCCTGCTGACGCATAACACTTCAAGCCATCATATGTTGTTGATTCAGAATAGCTACGGAATGCGGCTTTAATGGCGTCAGATTTACTTTTGCTAACCCTATCTGTAATGGCATAGATATCATCCACAACAATACCAGATGGCAGATACTGACCGGCTTGCATGAGTTCGATTTGTTTTACGAGCCTTAGTCTAACGGGGGATGATAACTCATTGATTTCTTTTCTCCTATCCCGTCCTAATGCAAGCCAATTCCCCACGAACATGCCGATTACGAACGTGACCAAACTGATCGTTGGTGTAATCAAAGGAGAGTAGTATTGGAACAGCTTAATGTATTCATCCATGACTTCGGATTCCTGATATGGCCGATGGTTTCGCTATTCTTCGGATATGTATGCGGAGGGGGGCCGTCATGGTCACCTTTCTACCGTAAAAGTGAAGACAAATAATCATCACTTTTCTTCCTTGCCATACATTTTTGTTAACGTTTCAAGAAGCGCATCCTTGAATTTGTCGGCCTCGCGCTGGGCAAAATCCTCTTTGCTGCTCATATTATCGGAAACAGCATCAAGCAGAATCTGAACAATCTCGGCGTTCATAGACCTTCTGTTGTTCTTTGCTCGTAATCTTATTTTTTCTTTTAACTCATTGGAAACGCGGATGTTTATCTGCGGCTCTTCTCTCGACATGATACCCCCGTGGTGCAACCGTAATACTACCCTTGCACCAGTGTTGCCACAATGGTATAACGGTTATACTAAAATAATGTGGAGGTGGTATGATTGTTCCGTCTGATGCGCCGAAGTACAACCTGCGAATTCCAGCAGAAGTAAAAGAGATTATCGAGAAAGTAGCAAAAGATGAGGGGAGATCTATAAATAGCGAAATGGCTAAAAGGTTGATGGACAGTTTGAAGCGCGATGGATTGCTGTGATCAGAAATGTTAAAGCCCCAACTGCTTGAACAGTCAGGGCTTCAGATGTTAGTAAATCGTGAGGAAAAACCAACATGACAAGTATAGCAATTTTAGAAGCAGTAAACACCTCTTACGTGCCGTTCAACGGTCAGCAAGTTATCACGGTTGTAGCTGCTGGCGTAACGTATGTTGCCATGCGACAGATAGTGGAAAATATCGGAATAGATTGGACGGGGCAGTCTGTTAAGTTGCGGAATGTAAAGGACAAATTCAACTGTAGAGATATCTCTATGGTTGCTGCTGACGGCAAGATTCGCAAGCTATTATGCCTTCCACTGAAAAAGCTTAACGGCTGGCTGTTCAGCATCAACCCTGAAAAAGTTCGTGCCGACATCCGCGATAAGCTGATCCAGTACCAGGAAGAGTGCTTCACCGTTCTTCACGACTATTGGAATAAAGGTTTCGCATCCAGATCGACGCCTGAAACTACAGTCGATTACCGTACTCCACTGCGCGGCATCGTCAATCGCATCATGGGTAAATATGGAATGACCTATCAGGCCGTTTATAAGCTCATTCACAAAGAGTTTGGCGTGAAGCATATCGATGAGCTTACCCAAAAGCAGACCACCGAGGCTGTTGAGTACTTGGCGACAAAAGTCATTGAAGGCGAGTTTGTGGGCAAGCAACTGGAACCACCTGTAGCGCAAAAACCGTTCACGGATGGGGAGATTTGCTCATTGGCATGGTTGTGGATGCTAGCCGATAAAATGCGTTCTCATGCTGAGATTACTTACCCTGCATTGAGGCAACTGGAATCACGGCATGCAGGTGAGGCGTATGATTTGGCTAAAGAATTTAAATACTGGTTGAATGAAACAATGTCGGTGCTTGTCCGTGAGACTGCTCATATCACTCCTGATACCAAGGTCGCATGCATTGAGCCACTTAATTTCCTGCGACGAAATCAGTGGCGCACAGCGTTAACTGCACCAAATAGATAAGGCAATTCTCACTACATCACAACCCGCTTCGGCGGGTTTTTTTATGGGCAAAATTCATGAGCATTATCGACCTAAACACAGCAGACATATTCAACGCTATCGGTGGTGGTTCGCCGTTATCCATCATCGACAGCGTGCTAGGGCCATCGTATGTGATCCGCTACAACGGAACAGGATTTGTCGCCCTTGAGTTCAGTGGTATGGCGTCCATTCAACCTGGCGGCCGCGCTCAGATAACCAATGCCCCAATTGAGAATGGGCAGTACCAGTCCATCAATAAAGTGAAGGAACCGAATATTGTTCGGTGCGAAGTCATTATCAATGGGCTTACGGGATTTAACGGAAATATCCCCAATATCTTCGACCTGACGCTTACCAGCCAGTCTGAGGCATTGCGAGCCATCCAAACAATGTTAAAAACTACCGGGCTGTATGACATCGAAACGCCAAAGGAGACACTGCAAAGCTACGACTTGGTTGAGCATAGCTATGAGGTTAACTCACAGCGCGGCGTCAGCATGTTGACTGTTTCTCTCTACTTCCAGGAGGTGATGCAGCAGATGGAGGTTGTGCTTTCAGGTTCTCAATCCGATAGCAAGCCAACCAATGACCAGCTGAGCCAGGGCGTTACTGGTATGGGATCTCCGACGAATGATGGCGGGGCAACAGATGCAACGGTAGACCAGTTAGGGAAGTCCTGGTCATCACTAAAGTCATCTGTTGGAAGCATTGCGGGAAAAGTATCAAACACCATCACCACCGGATTTCAGAGTGCAATGGACACTGTGTCTAAGCCGGTTATCGATGTTACCAGCAGCACCACGCAGAAGGCAGTCGAACTGGCAGGAAATATAGCCAAGAATATCACCGGGCCATCGGGAAAATAACGATGCAGACAATATCACTCACGGCCCAAAAATCTCAGTCTATCTCTGTTGCGCTTGCCGGGCAGCAATGCGTTATCCGATTAATCCAGCGAGAGAGCTTTCTGTATATGGATCTAACCGTGAATGGGAATCCAATAATGCAAGGAGTTCCATGCCTTTTCGGAAACAAGATGGTCGGATATTCATATCTCGGATTCAGGGGTGACCTGGTTTTTTTGGATAACGATGGTCAAAGCGACCCGTTTTACGACGGGCTCAATGGACGGTTTCTGTTGTATTACATAGAGGAGACAGAGCTTGTATAAGCAGCATTTTCTCAGGTTCGATTTCTTCAACAAAACATCCTCTTTCGATAAATCCGGCAATAACAAAATCTCAATCAACAACATTAGGTCCACCGTTTCGCTAAATGATGTTATAGGCAGAACAGGTTCCAGTGCTGACATATCCCTATATGGCCTAAGCATGGAACGTATAGCGGAACTCTCCGCTCGTGCGAACGGAAATATGGGAGATGCACAGAAGATTGATGTTGGAATTTATGCTGATGACATTCTGGTTTTTTATGGCGGGATGACCTCATCGATTGCCAACATGAATCAGGCACCAGAAAGCGCCCTGATGATCCATGCTGTCGCAAATGCAGAGCTTCAAAATATGGCGGTGAGCCCATTCACCGCCAAAGGTTCGCAAAGCATTACTGATGTTATTACCTCTATCTGTACCGCTGCCGGGTATGAGGCTGCCTTTAAAGGTATTGATGGTATGACAACGTCTGGGAGTCCTCATTTTGAGGGAAGCGTCTTTGACCAGTTAAACCAGGTATGCGCTGCTTATGGTATTGCCATGTCAGTAACTCCACCAAAGAAAGCAGAATTTTGGCCAGAAGATAAAACCCGCGACGATCAGATTCCATTTATCTCTAAAGACTACGGCCTGATTGGTTACCCGGTGTTTTCTGGTGGCGGACTGATGTTTCAGACGCAGTATTCATCATTGCTGTCAATTGGACGATTTGTAGATATTAAAACCGAAATACCATGGGCTAGCGGAAGGTACAAATTATCCAATGTCAGGCATGAGCTTTCGTCATGGGTTCAGGATGGCTCATGGCATTCAATATGCACCGCCGCCCGCGAAGAAACACAAAGAGCAGAGGATCAGAAAACTAATGGCTGATAATCAATTTACGCCTACCAGCGCTCAGATGAACGATGCCGAATCAATGGCATATGCATTTGAGATGTTGCTATCTGGCTATTACTTTATTGAAATTGCGAAAGTGGTTGATGTCAGGGGGGAAGCCCCGAATCTTGTCGTCGACGTTCTCCCATTGGTATCAAGAAAAGACCGATCCGGCGCGATGATTCGAAACTCCACGCTATATGACCTGCCAGTATTCCGGCTACAGCGTGGCAATAGCGCAATCATCATGAATCCAGTTATCGGTGATATCGGAATGATTGCTGTGTGTGATCGCGATACATCGATCGCCAGAGCCAACCTGAAAGAGTCCGTTCCTGGCAGCAAACGGACGCACAGCAAATCCGATGCCCTTTACCTCGGCGGCTTCCTGAATGCGCAGCCAACGCAGTACATCGAGTTTGCCGATGGCGCGATAAACATCGTCACACCCAACCCGGTCAACGTTAACTGCTCGTCAGCCAATATCACCGCGCCTGATGGGGTAACGGTGACAACACCTGAAATGCACGTAACGGGGAATATTACTGCTGGCGGAGATATTACTGACAATAACGGCTCACAAGGGGCATCACTTAAAGTACTTCGTGATAAATACGATGCGCATAAACACCCGGTTGAAAAAGTTCAGGGTGGTTCATCCACTATTACATCCAACACAACGGACAGCCCGGCATGACGTATAAAACGATGCAGTTAGATACCGGGACGTGGGATTTGATGCTGGATGGCAGCGGCAACCTTGCTATTGCTGACGAACCCTACGCGGTAGCTCAGGATGTTGCCAGCGCCTGTCTGGTTTTCTCGGGTGAGTGCTATTACGACAACACTCTCGGGATTCCCTGGAAATCAGATGTGCTTGGCAAGAAGCCATCACCTGGATTCATCGCGCAGAAGATGCAGACTGAAGCCAAAAAGTTACCCATCGTTGACCAGGCGTTGGCAACAGTATTTTTCGATAAAAACACGAGGACGACGCGGGGAACTATTCGCGTCACTGACGTCAACGGGAATACATCACAGGCGACTCTATGACGACATTAAACACAGCCGTTCCTGACGTAACAATCACTGAGAACGGGCTACTGGTTCCTGATGTGTCGGACATTCTGTCAGGGCGACTAACTGACATGACGACTGCGCTTGGCGGCGGTTCCAGCCAGTCGCTTAGCTCACCACAGGGGCAGATTGCGCAATCCGACACAGAAATCATCGCGCAGAACTATGACAAGTTGCTCTGCCTGTTTAATCAGGTCAACCCGGACTATGCGACGGGAAGGTTTCAGGACGGAATTGGGCGAATTTATTTTCAGGACCGCATATCCGCTCAGGGAACGGTGGTAACAGCGACATGCATAGGGAAGGTCGGAACAACAATACCTGCGGGCAGCTCGGCTGTAGATGCGCTTGGTTACATCTATCAATCAATCGACTACGCCACAATCCCCGCAAGCGGGAGTATTGATGTTCAGTTCGTGAATACAACGACCGGGCCAATCCCTTGCGGAGCAGGGGAGCTTAATCAAATCTATCGTGCTGTTTCTGGATGGGATGCTGTCACAAACGTTAGCCCCGGCGTGGTTGGTGTCGATGTCGAGTCGCGGATCGCATTTGAAACAAGGCGCAAGGATTCAGTAGCCAGAAACAGTCGCAATATGGATGGTTCCACACTTTCAGCATTGCTTGAGACTGCTGGCGTGCTCGATGCTTATGTGTGGTCAAACAGAACGGCGGCAACAGTTAACAAGGGAACAACAAGCTATCCAGTCCTTGGACACTCATTATTTATCTGCGTGTACGGCGGGGCTGATGCTGATGTTGCTGAGTCCATATTCAGAACATACAACCCCGGTGCTAATATGAATGGTGATACGTCATTCATTGTTTATGACGATACAAACTATTTGCCACCGTACCCTGAATATTCTATGCAATGGCTTAAAGCTACTCCGACAAGGGTTTACTTCTCGGTATCACTTGATAGCAGCCTTAATCCCCCAAGTGATATTACACAACAAGTTAAGGATATGGTCGTTTCAGTATTTAATGGGGAGTATGACGGAATAGGAAGATCGAGAATTGGCGCGACGATCAACTCAGGAAAATATTATGCGCCTGTTATTTCAATATCTCCCGACACGGTAGGGATACTGTCGCTACAGGTATCTATAGATGGCGTGACATTCCTTCCGTCAGTGACGATGGGGATTGACGAGGTTCCAACTATTCAGGCTTCAGACATCACGGTGACGCTAACATGAGTTGGGAAGATACGATTCTGACCCAGTACTCATCCAGCGCTAAATTACTCAGTATCATCAACACATTTTATCAGGCTGAAAAAATAGATGACTTCACAGATGAATTCATTGAACGCGTGTGGGATTTAACTACGTGTGAAACTTTCGGGCTGGATGTGTGGGGTAAGATAGTCGGGGTGAGTCGATACATTATTGCGCCAATTGATAATCAGGCATTTGGTTTTAGTGAAGCTGATGATGCAAGTCCTGATTACCCTACGCCATTTAACGACTCCCCGTTCTTTGGGGGGTTACAGGAAACAACAAATGTAAAGCTTGGAGATGATGCTTACAGAACGCTAATCTTCTGCAAGGCATTCTCAAATATCAGTATTGCAACAATACCCGATGTTAACAGATTCCTTAAAATACTTTTTTATAATCGCGGAAGAGCATATTGCGTTAACTACCGAGATATGACGATGGGAATGACGTTCGAATTCCAACTTGCGCCATATGAAGAGGCTATATTAACTAATTATGCTGTTGCACCAATTCCAAGCGGTGTGCTTGTTAATATTCATCAAATTATAACCCCTTACTTCGGTTTTTCATCTGATTCCTATCCGTTTAATGACGGAACATTTTACAGAGATTAAATATGAAACGTTCAGACGCACCGGTTAAACAAGCAGTTCCATTTGGGGTAAATGGTCAAAGAGAGCCAATTCTTGCAACCACTCCATCTGGTGATAATACTGCATCCTATGATGTTGGATTTCCACCCATTACAATGATATTAAAATCAGCGGGTGGATTGCCTCCAAAAGGGCAGGACATTAATCAGATCCTCTATGAGTTATCCTCTCTTGCCAGATGGCAGAGTGCTGGGGCAATTAATGGTTTTGATTCTGATTTTTCTACATCTATCGGAGGTTACCCGTCTAATGCATTAGTAATCGGATCTGATGGAAAGGTATATCGGTCAACTGTAGATTCAAATCTTACGCCACCCCCTGGTAGTAATTGGGTTGAGATGGCGGACTTAAGCAACGCCCTGTCACGCGCAAACCCATTCGCCGACATCAAGGCAGATGGCAATGTGAGTATTGCTCTCTCAAACCTTGGATTAGATTACGGTAGCATGTTGCCGTTTGGTACACCATTACCCTGGCCGACAACAACTGCTCCATCAGGGTGGCTTAAATGTAATGGTGCAACGTTCGATAAAGTGGCTTATCCGAAACTTGCTGCGGCATATCCATCGGGTGCGCTTCCTGATTTGCGCGGTATCTTCCTCCGTGGCTGGGATGATGGGCGGGGGGTTGATAGTGGTCGTGCAATTCTCACCCAACAGAGTGACGCCCAACAAGCAGTCATTGGTCAGTTTACAGATATTACAGTGGGCGTGAACTCGACGGCATCTGGCGCATTACAGATAACCCAACTGACATCGACAGGCCTATCGGCTGGTACGGTAAGTACCTTTAACCAGAAAAACCTGTATCTCGATTCGTCAAAAAACAACCGTACCGCAGCAGAAAACCGACCTGTTAACACTGCATTTAATTACATCGTGAGAGCTGCATAATGTCGAAAGCTACCCTGAACAAAGACGGAATTGCTACAAAAGCCGGTGAAATGATTGTCTATAACTATAGCGGCGAAACCCTCGAATATCTGGATTCATCCGTCGAGTTTTTGCCCGTAGGAATTAGCATTCCCGCCAATTCATGTGTTGATGCCCCTGGTGAAAGCAAAGATGATTTTGTCATTTGCCGAACGAAGGATTTTACTGCATGGGAATATATTGCCGATCATCGTGGGGAAACGGTATATAACACTGAAACAGGTGAGGCAGTGGTAGTTTCTATACCTGGGGATTATCCGAACGGTACCACCACGCTTGCACCTGCTACGCCTTATGACACGTGGAACGGTAGCGAGTGGGTGGCAGATACAGATGCTCAGCACGCTGCTGAAGTAGAAGCTGCTAACCAGCAGAAGGCTGTATTGCTGTCAGAAGCCCAGGAAACAATCAGCTTCTGGCAGACTGAGCTGCAGCTGGGCATTATCAGCGATGAGGACAAAGCAAGCTTGATCGCCTGGATGCAATACATTAAAGCGGTGAAAGCGATCGATACGTCGAAAGCTCCAGATATTACCTGGCCGGAAGTACCTCAGTCGTAGGAATGAGATCTCCATTCTTCAATAAGAAGCACGCAGCCTTCGAGCTTTGGCTGCGTGCCGCTTGTTCACATTTTTGCAGCGATGGAAAAACTCCGATTACGCTCTTCATTTGCGTACTTCCATCGCCTCCCATAATTAAAGCCAGAGCGAATAGTGTATTCATTAAAATCTCCTTAATGATGTTCGGAACGCGAGCGGTGAGTTTGATGACTGCCCGGTGATGTGACTATTTCGTGTTACCGTCGATATAATCAGCCCACCACTGCATCATTTCGCGCCGTTTATCCTGATACTGAGCATGGTTGTAGATTCCACGGATGGAGCCGCTGTTGGCGTGCGCCAGTTGCTTCTCGATGGCATCGGCAGGCCACTCATGTTCATTCATGATGGTGCTGAACTGGTGCCGAAAGCCGTGTCCGCTTGCAAGTCCTTCGTATCCTATCTGGCGAATAACCAGTAACACGGCGTTCTCGCTGATCGGCTTTTTCTTGTCGTTACGTCCAGGGAAAACGAAATCGGAAATTGGCTCGGTAACTGGCCTGATAGATTCAAGCAGAGCCACAACCTGGTTTGACATTGGAACAAGGTGTATACGCCGACCTTTCATAACTTCGGCGGCAATAGTGATTGTCCTGGTTTCGAAATCGACGTTCGTCCATTGCATGGACCTAAGCTCTTTCGTTCGTAGTGCGGTGTACTGCAAAATTTCTGTCGCAATCTTCGAAACGATACTTCCGGAGAAGCCAGAGAGAGCCTTGTTGAAGGCTGGTATTTGATCGGCAGAAAGGAAAGGGTAGTTCTTCTTTCGATATCCCTTCATTGCATCGGCAAGGTCAGGGGCCGGGTTGTATTTAGCTCGACCTGTGACGATTGCATACCTGAATATTTCCCCGCAGCGCCTCCTTGCCTTATTGGCCCTCTCCATTGCCCCGCGTTCTTCGAACAGGCGGATCACCTCCAGTATCTGCATCGGTTCTATCTCATTAATTTCCATCCAGCCAATCATCGGCAGAATGTCATCCTGAAACATGCGAGATAGTTCGTTAGCGTAACCTTCCGACCACACCTGTTTTTTATGCTCATACCATTCCTGATAAATAACACCAAAAGAATTGTCTTTGGTTGAGAGCTTCTTCGCTTTAACTGGGTCAACTCCTGTCGACACATCCTTCCTGGCTAGCCAAGCCTTATCTCTCGCTTCCTGCAAAGACACAAAGGGATACTTACCGACCGTTAACACCCTTTCCTTGCCATCAATCTTATAGCGAAGCTGCCACACCTTCTTTCCCGATACCGGAACATAAAGGTACAGGCCGTTACTATCGAGCAGGCGGTACGGTTTGTCTTTCGGCTTTGCCGCGTCGATCTGCTTGATGGTCAGCATGGGTAAAATTCCGGTGGGTAAAATTATTTACTCGTTTTTTACCCGCTAAAGAGTGCGGCTGTCAACGTTCCATTGCGAACTATGGCGAACTGACATTTTATTGATTGCTTGCTGTGTAAGGGATTTTGCGAACTATTGCGGAGGTGGGCGAACTGCTGATAAGTGTCCCCTGCAGGAATCGAACCTGCAACTAGCCCTTAGGAGGGGCTCGTTATATCCATTTAACTAAGGGGACGAAGCGGCACGAGTATAGCGTTTTTTGGCAGGCAGGTTAAGCACATAGCGGTC